GAGTCCAACGGACAGCTCCAGATCACGCAGCAGAAGTCGTTCTACTTCCGGGTCAAGACGTTGGACAAATTCAAGTCCTACCTCAAGAATCCGGAGGGCATCGTGAAGGAGCAGGCGTTCAACGAGCGCCGGAAGAACATCGACAAGTACGTCCTCGCCCAGTACGCGGATGTCGCAGCGGGAAACCGCATCGGCACCAACTACACGACCGGAACGGTCACCATCGATGCCTCCGGTAACGTCACCGGCTCCAGCACGACGTTCACATCAGCGATGGTCGGCCGTGGCTTCAAAGCCCTCGGTCACACCCAGTGGTATCGCGTCGCGACCTATTCGTCCACGACCGCTATCACGATCACCGACGACCTGAACGAAGTCACCCAGTACACAGGCGGCGTGATCGGTGCAGGCGCGACCTACGCGATCGAAGCGGTAACCCCGCTCGCGATCACGAAGTCGAACCTGCTCGTCACCATGCTCCAGCTTCGCCAGATGCTCGATGCCGCTGAGGTTCCGGAAGACGAGCGCAATCTTGTGCTCCCGACCGAAATCGCAGACGCTATCCCGCAGGCGACTGGTGTCGTGCTGAACGTCCCCGCAGCTTACGAGGAATTGGTGAAGAAAGGCTTCATCACTATGCTCGCAGGCTTCAAGGTCTTCAGCTCGGCCCGTCTCACCGGAGACAACACGAACGGCTATCACGCACTCGCCATCCAGAAGAACTGGAAGACGTTCGCGGACAAGGTTCTCGAAGCGGAAATTGAAGAGCAGCTCATTGGTAACTTCGGAGCAGCGTACAAAGACCTTTACGTCTACGGCGCGGTAACGAAGGACAACCGCCGCAAATTCGCGGCAGAACTGTTCTGCACCGGCTCCTGGACTTAATCCACCAGCACTCTGATCCCCGCCCCAAAAAAGCGGGGATTGGAGTAAGGGTCAAAGGTCGCAATCAATCAATCTATTCAAATGAGAACAAAATCAATCAACTTCCCGAACATGGAGACCGAGCTCTCCGGATTGTTCGATAAGTTGCAGCGTGCAACAGTGAACGCTCTGCTCGTCACCGGAGGTCTCGCCATCCATGGATCTACATCGGCGCTCGCGAAATTCGCGAACACGCTCTACTTCATGATCGACGGCCAGGTCTATTCCAAGACCACGGCTGACTGCGCGGCACTCGCCGGCACCGTCACAAACGCCAAGTTCAATGTCTTTGTGTTCTCCGTCAATGCCGCAGGCACGCTTGCGACGCAGATGGGAACCGAGGCAGCGACTCTCGGCGCGGTTGTCTTCCCGGCAGTTGCTGACGGCTCAGTAGCCATCGGCTTCGTTATCGTGAATCCCACCGGCACTGGTAACTTTGTCGGCGGCTCCACGAATCTCGACGATGCGACCGTTGTTCCGAACGCAGCGTACGTCAACACCGTTGGCGAATTCTTCCCGCAGTACGCGACACTCTAGTCGCACTTCATCCGTTCCTGCCTTCGGGCAGGACGGGTGATGCCCCTCAATTACTCCACCATGAATACGCAAACCGGACAGCAGTTCACGTTCGAGGCAACGATCATTCGCGCCAACGGCAAGCGCGAAGATCTCGGCGTGATCGTCGGCGGCAATCGGATTCAAAAGGTCGTCTCATACATAAAAATCAAACTAAGCAATCTCAAACAATGGCTACGGTCCTTACAAACACAGGGCGGGCAAAACTCATAGCGAATACCAATACGGCAGTCACCACTCCGTATGTTGGTTGGGGAACTGGCGCAGGAACGTCAGGCGTGACTGACACGACTCTCTTTACCGAGGTCACCGCAGAGCGCGCGGCATCGACTCAGACGATCGTCACAACGACCGTCACGAACGACACTTTGCAGAACGTCTCAACCCTCACGTCCGTCTCCGGCGAGACGATAACGAACGCCGGACTCTTCGACGCTTCCTCGACGGGCAACCTCTACGTCAAAGGCGACTTCACTGGAGTTGTTCTCGCGGCAGGCGACAAGATTCAGTTCACGATCAAGTTACAGCAGACATGATGACGCAGGGGCGGAATCATCTGCCCCTCTTTGAATAAAGAACATGGCACTTACCGATAATATAGCTGCATATTGGAAGTTTGATGAAAATACGGGTACTACCGTTAGCGATGCAACGGGTAATGGAAACACCGGGACGTTCGCTGGTTCGGGAACAAAATGGGGAACTGGAATTATAGGCAGCGCTGGTAATTTCTTAAAAACAGACACTACCCCCGAAACAGTTGCTCTTTCCGCAAACCCCACCTCTGTCGTAGACAATTTTACGGTCGCGGGATGGATCAAGCCGGTTATTCCTCAAGCTACGGACAACGGATTTATTTTTTACAACGGCGATGACTCTGCGGGGTGGGGGCTTGGCGTTGGCGCAAACTATGGGGGTGGTGGAAGTAAATTGATTGGTCTTTTTGGGTCGGTTGCTTGGGAAGACCCAAGCATCACGCTGTCAAATGGCGTATGGGTTCACGTTGCGATGATAAGGCGTTCGGGAACTTTATACTTTTACAAAAATGGGGTTCAAACGACTGGTGCTACTAATACTCCTGCGAGTCCGTACTCTGGGGTAGCGAGTGTAGGATATGAAACTGACTCTAACCACACCACAAAGTTTCGTGCATTCAGTGGACTCATAGATGAGCTTGGTGTTTGGAGCAGAGCGCTTACTAGCACCGAAATAACGCAACTATACAACGGCGGGGCGGGTCTTCAATATCCTTTTTCTTCCTCGACCACCTACAATCAGGCCATCACGCAATCAGCAACAGGTTCTATATCACTCGTTAGACAGTCAAGCTACTTTAGAGCGATTGCACAATCCGTGACGAGCGTCATATCCCTCTCAAAGGCAAAGACAAAGGTTCTTGGTATAACGATTGCCGCTACCGCGAGTGTTGCTCTTTCCCGCCTTAAGACAGCATATAGGACACTCACGCAATCGGCCGCTTCAGTGGTCTCCCTTTCAAGACTCCTTTCCGCATATCGAGCACTCTCCGTCACGGCAACCGCATCTGTTACGCTGGCGAAGGGATTATTGAAAACCGTCTCACTTGCTGTATCCGCACTAGCCAGCGTCACTCTGACACGGAATAGGGCAGCATCTTTTTCCGCGACTTCATACGGTTCTGTCTATGTGAATAATGCCTCATGGGCTACGGCTCATGGAGCTTCATCGGGTACGGAGCGTTCAGCCCCTGCGTATGTACAATCAGCATGGAATGGTAGTTCCTATTTTCTTGAGCGAGGATTTTTGGTGTTCAATACGTCTTCACTTGGGTCGGGTGTTACCGTCACCGCCGCCACGCTAACGCTTACCTGCGCGGCAATTTTAAGTGGGGGAACGAATACTGAGGCTTACAACATCTATTCCAGCACTGGAGGAACGACGGTCTCTGGTACGGATTTTAATAAAGGGGGTACAATTGCGTTTTCAACCGCGATCGGACAGACTTCGCTCGCCGCATCGGGTGTTTTCACATGGACACTCAATTCTTCGGGGATAGCGCAAATAAGTAAAACGAGCAATACGTTCTTTTCCGTCCGTGAGGCGACATATGATATAGGAAATGGCGCACCAGCGGAGGCAAATTATTGGGGATTCAATACCCCAGTCCTCAACGTTACCTATTCAACCCCTACCACCTACACACAATCGCTCACCCAATTGGCAGTCGCAACTGCGTCCATTTCAAAGAATTGGATTAAGGCCGTCGCCATCAGCATCACGGCGACCATATCAGTTTCTCTCTCGCGCCTTAAAACGGCTTATAGGACGCTCACACAATCTGCCGCCTCAGTTGTCTCCCTCGCAAAACAAGCGACGTTCTTCCGCGCCATCACCCAATCGGCAACCGCAGTCATTTCACTCGCGAAGGGGTTTCTCAAACTCGCAACTCTGACTGTCTCCGCAACCGCGAGCGCGACCATGACGGTTAGCCGATTGTTCCTTAAAGCCATCACACAATCTGCTACCGCCATAGTGACGCTCGCTAAAGGGCGGCTATCATTTAAAACTCTGACCCAGTCCGCAAGCGCAGTTGTCTCACTTTCGAAAGCGAGTATGCACAATTTCGCCTTGACCGTCACGGCTACGATCTCCGCCACGTTGAGCAAGGCAAGACTTATTTTCCAGACCATCACTCAAGTCGCATCAGCCACTGTTTCACTTTCTAGACAAATAACGTTCGTCCGCACACTTGCCGTCTCCGCGATCGCTCGAATCAAATTATTCATCAATGGACTTCAGGCCGTGTTCGCAAGCAGGTTCACCCATCAGGGAACTTCCTATTCCGGCAAATACACCCCGCAAGGAACGACCTATTCCGATAAATACGAAAAACAGAACACCGACTATACGGACAAATACCAATGAAATGGAAGACGTTAATATAACCATCGCCCATATGCAAGACGACATCAAACACACTTCGGAGGCGGTTGATCGGGTTGAGATCAAACTCGACACATTCATTAAGGCGTCTCAGGAGCATTTCGCCGCAAAGTGGACGGAGACCGCGATTAAGTGGTTCCTCTTTACGTTGGCGGGTCTGATTATCACCTACCTTTTCTTCCGCGTCGTCGGAATCAACATAACGTCATTCAATCTCAAATAACATGGCACTTCGCGTCGTCCCATTTGGAGCTTTTGACGGATTCTCGGATCTCCCGATTCTCGGGACGAATTTCTATTCCCAAGGATTCATTCCTTCCAAGTTTGGCATTGCCACGATGTATTCAATGGTTGATAAGGCGAACAGCACCACCTTCAGCACATTGGGACAGGTGCGGCATCAGGCGGTCGTCAGCGGCTATCTCTATCTCCAAGACAACTCCGGCCAGATATGGAAAGAGACGACTCCCGGCGCATACAATTTCGCGAACGTCCATTCCCCCGGAGGATTCGGATCGGGCATGATGGCAGACCAGTACGGAAATCTTTTCTATTCATGTGGAACATCGAACAACCAGCTCGGCAAGTACGATGGCACGACATGGAACGATTCATTCCAAAGCCTCGACGGCGGGAATCATCCGATGACGTGGTACGAAGACCTCATTCTTATCGCGAACAATAACAAAGTCGCCTGCGTTTTCAGCGACGGGACCTATAGTGATAATGCGTTCACGCTTCCTTCCAATATGACAATCGCCTCAATTAAGGCCGGTCCGACGGGGATTCTCATCGGAGCAAATCTCTACAATCAAGGTGCGATCATCTTATGGGATGGAAACTCCCTTCGCTCGAAAGTGCCGTGGAAATGGACGCCCGGACAAATACTCGCCATCGCAACCTACGGTGAAAACTGGGTCGTGAAGACACAACGTCAAGTCCTCGTCACGAACGGGACGACCGTGAGCGAATTGTTTGGCGTGTTTGATGACCTGCTTTCGTTCAACAACTATGACAATACTTGGGTGCTTCCCCAACAGATGCTTCTCGTGAACGATATGCTCGTCTTTACCATCACGACCACTTCCGGCAATACGAAGCAATATGGAAAGATGAAGCCGGGTGTCTATCTGTATATGATCGCGCGAAAGGCATGGGCGTACATCCCCGTTCCTACGGGTGAAACCTATAACCTTTTCGTCTACTCGGTATTTCTCGACTCATCATACAATCGCATCACGATAGGGTATACGGCGGGAGGTGTGAACCATGTCGCAGCACTCGTCGCGCAACCTCCCTCAACCGCGATGTTCGTTTCCGAAGAGTTGGGACTCGGGAGAATCAAATATCAACGTCTCTATTTCGGGCCGACCGACAAGACCGTTGAAGCCGTCGTTTTGAACTTGGGGATTTTGAACTCGATCACCGATGCCCCGGCCATCAGTTTTAATGTCTCGCTCAAAATCTATAATTTCAAGCGCCAGCTTTGGGGACACATCACGACGAGCAACGCCTCCACTGCCTACAACCAACTCGTCGTGGACGCGACCGCATCTGGAGCGTATGACGCGCAGGTGGGAGATGAAGTGACTATTCTTGAAGGCAACAATGCCGGATTCGTCGCGCACATCACCGCGATTGCGAATGAAGGATTAAGCCATGAAACATGGACGCTTGACCGCTCAACCACGAACTACACCGCTTACGGGCTTGCCGTCCAGGTACAGCCGTTCGTGCTCGTGAAGCGCCAGACCATTACCAATCTCGCGCAGCTCAAAAATATCTTCTTCAGCGTGAACAGCATCAAAGGCAAGCAATTCCTTATCAAGGTTGTATTCGATGGCATCGCCGCGAATCTCGGACTCGAACTCCTCACGTCGTACTGGGTGTTCAATGATCTCGGCTATAACCAAACATGACGGAACCCGAATTCTCAGCGGCACTTTCAAGCGGTGCCATCAAATCAGAAGATTCAGCCGCCACCGAACCCGAGGGAGGTGCGCCCACTCCTGTCACGCAAAGCTATTCTCTCGCACAGTTCGTCCCCATACTGCTCCAACTCCAAAGCACGCAAAGCTATCTTACTGCCGCGCCAACGTACGTTCCACAGACCTTTCAGGAACAGATCCAATTCGTCTACACGGGAGGGAAGTATTATCTCTACCTCTACATCAATAACCAGTGGAACAGCATCGCGCTCTCCGCACCATCAATGGTGTTCGGCACTTCGGGACGTTTCGGCGGCGGCGGAGTGGTGACCGTGACCAACTCGGCGATAACCACTTCTTCTGTTATTATCTTTTCTCGCAATTTTGCTGGGGGAACACTGGGAGAGATAAACATCTTTTCCCAGTCCGCCGGAAGTGTGACGTTCTCAAGCAGCAGTTCCACCGACACATCAAGCTTGAACTATCTCATCCTTAACCCGTAATTCTATGCACACCTAGACATTGAATATGAAACCTCTACACTTAAATTAACCCACCACAATGATCCTTTCAGAAGCAGAAATCGCGCTTTGCCGAGAACTAAATACCAGCGTTACGGACGTACTCGCAGGAACGAACCAGCTCTTTTCCCAGGCTGACATCGACGGATATATTAACAACGCCGCCAAACGCGCGTGGGATTACAAACCGTGGACGTTCACTGAAAAGACCTATATGTTCACCCTTACGAGTGGCATGATTTCGGCTGGATACGTGGACTACCCGAATACCTTTGAGGACGAGAGCGCGTTCCGCTTCGAGGTTCCCGCGATCAACCAGGGAACCGCCGAATTCAAGAAGGTCCTCTTTGCAGACTTCCAGAAGTTTCTTGCCGACTATCCGAACGACACCTCGAACATCTGGACGGAGCATGAACGGTTCATTTTCTTCAATCCCTCTGCGGTGTCAGTCGGGCAGGAAGTGGACATCTCCGGCAAGCTCCGCGCGCCGACCTTAGTCAATTCCACCGACCTCCTTCCTTTCTCTCCGTCAACGGACAACCAGGAGAACTCCGGCAACTCTGCGATCATCCTTCTCGCCTACTCCGAAGCGTTGGCAAGTGACAAGAAGAACAACACCGCAGGGGCCAAAGACCAAGAGGCGCGGGGAATGATGCTTCTTGACAACGTGTGGAAGCCCATCGGCGAACGTCGCGCGGAGAAGGGTTCTCAGAACCGCCCATTTTTCAACAGTATTGACCTGTTCAACAATAATCGTTCAATGAACAACGAAAGCCCGATAGGAAACTTCAACCTCTAATATGAACCCAACCGCCATTCCTACAGCTCCCACAGCCCCGGTAGTCAATCTCCCGAACGGAAACGCCTCCGCCGATCCACAGACCGGCATCACCGCGAACCAATACGCACTTGCACCGGGCGAAAGCATCGATGCCTACAACACCCGCATCGCGGGGCTTCGTTCCGCCGCAGGAATGCCCACTCCTACCACTACCCCGACCGGCGCGCCGGCCGATGTCACGAGCGCCGAGGATCAGGTAGCCCAATCACTCGGCTACAAGTCGTATAGCGATGCGACGCAGCAACTCACCGCGCCACCGTCGCAATCCGAAACTGACCTCTACAATTCGGCGTATTCTGCCGCAGGACTTGACCAGCTTCAAAACACGATCACCGGAAGGCAGAATGACCTCGCAAAAGCCCAAGGCGACATCAACGACAACCCGTGGCTCGACGAATCTTCGCGCGTGGGAAGGAATAACACCGTGACCACACTTGCGAATGCCGACATCAAGAACTATCAGACCGAATATGCCAACAAACTGAAAGAGGTCACGGATCTCGTCACGCGCGAGACGGCGGACAACACCCAGAACACCGCCGCGAACAAAGCCAAGCTCGCAGCGCTCGAAGCGCAGGCGAAAGAACTTGCTACACAGGGCGCCGCACAGACGAAGGCCGCGACCGCCGCGCCGAAGACCGTAAAAGGAGCGACCGGCGCGACGTATCAGTGGAATCCGACCACGCAGAACTTCGAGCAGATCCTTCCGGGGAAAGCGGTAGCTTCTACCACACCTAAGGTCTCTACTTCCGACGCAATCTCGGGTATGGAATCGGAATTAGGTTCCGTAAAAGGAACGGACGGTTATATCAATCCGAATGATTGGGCGACCGCAATGAACGCGTGGATGGGAAAAGGATTGACGGCCGCGTCATTCATTTCGAATTTCAAAAAATACGCGAACACCGCCGACCCAACGAATAATTACACCGGCCTCACGAAGCCGAAATAGAAATGGCAGCACCCTTCGCAGGACTCTTCACAGGCAACACACAGGCAGCGCCTGCGGCTCCTTCGGCTACTCCAACCCCAAATACCCCATTTTCCGGGCTTTTTACCGCCAAATCAGCTCCTACCGCCCCCGCCGTTGCCCCTATGAGCCCCGTAGCGCCGTCTTTACCCATTGCCCCGGTGACTGCGCCTTCGGGCGCGCCAAGCACCTCTATTCCCGCCTCCGCACTCAAGGGGTCTCTCGGTGGCGGCTATGGAGCGGCGACCGACGTTGACCCCGCGAGCGGGAAGCCTCTCTTGACCTATGAGAATCAGGACGCGAAGGCCAGTCAGCTTTTGAGCGATCGCACCGCGCCGGCGTTCGACCCGACGAAACCGCAGAAAATTGATCCGGCGACATTACAAGACCCACGCATGAAAGAGTCAGTGAGCCAGGGAATCAAGAGCGCAGTCGGAGGGACCGCGTATCAGGAGCTCGACCACATCATGCCACTCGAACTCGGCGGATCGAACAATAAGACGAATCTTCGTCTTGAACCCGCAGAGAACACGAACCAGAAATATAGCGGTACAAATCCGACGAACACCGATGGCCTTGAGAACTCCATCGCACAAGCAGTACACAACGGCGACATCTCTCTCGTGGACGGATGGAAGCAGATGGCCAAGGCGAAAGGCATTACTCTTCCCGAGCAGGGTGGACCAATCCCGAATCTCGCGCAGCCAGGCATTCAGCCCAACACTCAGCCGAACGAACAGCCCAAGCCTTCAATACTTGACAACGCCGCATCGTTCATTAGAAATGCCTTCACTCCAGCAACCGAGAACAAAGTCTTCGATGCGCTCGGGGGAAATGCGATTATCCATCCGATTCAAACTTTGAACTCCATCGTCAGCAACGCGAAGCAGGGAATCGATACCAACCTTAAGAATCTCGCTTCAAGCGCTCAGTCTGTCATTGCTCCAAACCAATCCCTTTCGCAACGAACAGCAAGCGTGCTTAATTTTCTGACATCGGCCGCTTCTACCGCATTATTGCCGGTTTCAGAACCGTTCAGTATTGCCTCACAGCTTCCTATCATCAAACCCGCCGCCGACCTCACGGGAATCGTATTTGAT